GCTGACCAGCGCCAGCAGCATCGCGTTTTCCAGCCAAGCGGCCACCTCGCAGGCCTTCTTGCGGATCGCCTGGAACTGATCGAGCGTCAGCCGCTCGCGCGCCGTTTTGACCTTGACCGCCTCCGTCACCGCTGCCGGGTTCTTCTCCATCCAGCCCAGCGCCATCCCCTTCGTGAATAGCTTCGTGAGGTGGCTGCGCATGGCCTGAGCTGTGCGGGACTTCCCCTCTTTCTCGATGGCCTCAATCAGGTCGGCAACGTGGCGGGTCGTCACGTCCACGCAGAGCACCGCACCGAAGGCGGCAACAATGCGCTTCTCCAATGAGCGGCGCGTCAGCACGGTGCTGTGCGCAATGCCATCCGTTGGCAGTTTGTCGATCAGGTCCGCAACCGTCTCGCCCCCATGCTGGAGACGTTCTGCCAGCGTCTTGCGCGCGGTTCCAGCGATAATCGCGTTCGCCTCGTGCGCCTCGAAGATGGCCTGCGCCAACGGCACGCGCCCGATGGTGTGCACCTTGCCGTCTCGCGGATCGCGCCAGATGTAATATCCCGGGCGATGCTCTTGCAGGTGTGCTGGCCAGTTGGCGCGTTTCTTGATCCTTGGGCGTGCAGCCATTATGCGGCGATCCTTTGGGCTAGTCGGGGTAGGGCGTCGTCTACGTGGACGGCGTGCTCTTCCACATAATAGGCCCTGCCTACCTTTCGGGGTGGCGGGTAGATCTTCCCCTCGCGCGCCCACCCCCTGATTGTGTCGATATGCGGCGGCGGGTCATAGTTCCTGGCCCCCCACTTCTCAAGGCTGATCTTCATACCGCCCCCATCATCCATGCCGCAGCCACATCGCAATGCGGCTTCCACCCAGCCATCCATTCCTGATGCCTTTCCATGGCGCTTTTGTCGGCCATGGCTTCTGACATAGCAGGATCTTCATTGGCGCCGAGTCGATCAGGTCGCTCTGCGTCTAGCCCATTCCCGACGACATAGGCGGCACATACATTGGAATTGACGCCGACCCAGCGCGCGATGTGAATGCGCTTGTTATTTGGGTCCATGAGATCACTAATGCGGCTGCGCACCCCGGTAGAGCTAATCCCCGTTTGTCTGGAGATTTCCGCGCGCGTTATGCCCTGCTTGCCTGCCCATTCAATCGCGCCATAGACGTCGGCCAGATGTTGCGCCTGCTGTTGCTGCTGCCACCGCCGCGCGAAGGCTGTCTTTGAAAGCGTTCTTCCCATTTCCTATTCCTCTGTCCTCATGGCCTCGTCAACTGCTGCCTTGATCGCGGCGCGGGTGGCGTCGCTGCCGGCATGCAAACCGCGTTCGTAGCACCGCGCTACCGTCAAGCCGTCGCACTCGTTCGGCCCGACTGCGATATGTGCCTCTGCCTGCAACGCAAGTCGTATGCGATCGCGTTGTGCCTCGTGCGTTGCCGCCATGTCGTTGATTAGCGCTGCAAGCTGACCAGTCATCCGAGAGAGCGTCGCCGCGATATCCGCGCGCACGTACTCGACATCTCCCTTTGTGCCGTTCAGCCTGGCGCCGTCCTTCCCGAGATAGATCCGCTCTGGCACTGTGTCGTCGATCGACGCCGCATCTATCGCCACATTCAGGCAGTGAGCAATAAAGCGCGCGGCGGCGATCTTCTTCTCCTGTGATTCAAAGTCGCCCGACACGGTTAGCCTGACATCCGGCAGCAAGCGGGCATGCACGACGTCGCCGCGCTCGTCCGCTAGCCAATGGCCGGTTGACAGGCTTTCCATGATCAGTGGCCGCAGGGCGGCGCTTCTCCGGGTTGAACTTCAATGCCGCAACCAAGGCACGTCTTCGGCTCGGCGGCCTGCTCGGCTTCGGGATGGGTCATGTCCAATTCCTGCGGGTTCGTTTTCGATTCCATGGTGTAGTGTAGTGTGCAAAGTGCACATGAGTTAGCCGAAATGGCGAAAAATGAAGGCGTAAGTCAACAGGGCCAGCACCAGACCGTAGGCGCCGCCGGCTAGGATTGCTCTGGCGTCGGGGATCATGACATCACTTCCAGCAGTTCAATCTTGCGACGAACTGCAATGGCATTTTTCAGGGCGGTGGCCACCGTTTCCGGTCCCACGCGAGCCACGACCTCTCGTGCTTGCTGAATGGCAAATTCGATGCTGTCGCCGCCGGCAACGCGCCAGCCACTATCGATATGCGACACGGCATAGAACGGGGCCGCTGGGAGGTTGACGAGAGCGTGCACCGCGCATGAGTCAGGCGGCATGCCGGGAATGTCAACGATGTCACCAATGACCTCTATCAACTGACCGAAGTCGCCAGTGTCGCGATCCATCATGCTGATGTGAAACCTCATGTTTTGCCCCTTAATTGTGGAATGCAGTGCCAAGCCGCATTTCCTCGCGGCGCATGTCGGCGTAGTGGTCGCGCTGGTATTCATCGCGCTCGCGCCAGGCTTTCAACGCAGCGGCGGCCAGATCGTCCTCGTCCAGATCGTCGATGTTGACCGGCTCGGCGGCGTCGGCCTGCTTGGTGATCTCCGACGTCCAGATCGAAAAGCATTCCGGCGACGGAGGCTCGGACCAGCTATCGCGATAGGCCGGGTGGTGATAGCCGGTCACCGCAATCTCGTGGCCATCGAAGGCGAAGGTCAGGCGGGTTAGGTTCATGATGGCTCCATGGTGCTCAGGGTGGAATCGATGGCGTCGCGAAAATCGCCACAAAAGATGCCCCAGAACTTCCGGCGAAAATACATGCCGCCCGATTCATCGAACTCGCCTTTGGCGTCCTTTGCTAGCTTGTCGATGTCGATTTTCCGCAGCGTCTTGTGCCGGCGCGCGGCATCCGCCGCTTGCGCCTCTAACGCGTTCATGGCCTCATACAGCAGAAGGCATGCGGTGTTCTCGCGCCCGTACTTGCGCAGGTATTCGCGGACGCGCTTGGCGACTTCGGCGGGAGATCCGTATTTGTCGGTCATGATCTTCGCCCCTCAAAACGGCAGCCGCGTCTGCCCGCGCTGCGCCATGGTTACCAGTGTGCGGAGAAGGGCGACGCCTTCCGCGATCAGTGCTGCCATCGATTCGGGCTGCTCCGACTCGGCCGCTATCGGGGCCGGCTCTTCTGCGGCCGGCGCCCGCTCATCCAGCCACGCACGCGGCACGTAGTACACCGGTTGCTCGTCCGGGCCGGCTATGTTCTCAAGCGGCACGCTATTCGCCATGCAATGCTGAATCTCGGCCGCCTTGTCATGCGGAGATGGCAAGCCAAGCCGGCGCAGCGCCTCGCTGGGCGGAACGTGCGATTCGCCACCCTTGCGAGCAACCACGCGTGGACCGGTGGCCGGGCCCTTACGCCAGATCATCACGGCCACCTTGCGATCACCAGTCGCGCCGTCATAGGTCTTCCCGCCCGGGGCGTGGACAATCCCCGTTTCCTCAAGGTGACGTAGCGCGTTCGTGATCATGGCGGGCTTGTGCTCCGGCATCAGGGCGGCAAGTTGGCGCACGTTGAAGCTGTCCGGGATCGCGTGGAAGTGGTCCCGCATCAGGGCTCGTGCGCACTCGATGTACTGCGGAGTTCTTCTGAGGTCCATGGGTGGCTCCGGGTTAGGCGGCTTGCTTGTGAAGGGCGGCCTCGATGTGTCGCGTCAGTGCGGCGCAGATCAGTTCGAAATCGCCTTCGTGGTAGAGCTTCGCGGCCTTGTCGGTAGCAGCGTGCTTGAACCCAAGCGTCGCCAGCCCCTCGGCGGTCAGCGCGATCGGTGCCAGGCGCTCATTGATCTGTCCAAGGCGAAGCGTGGGCGCGCTGGTCGGAGTGGCCCGAGTGGATGCGATCCACGGTGCAGGCTGCACAGCAGGGGCGATGGCCGGCGTCGGCACTGCGGCGGGTGCCTCTACTGGCTTCGCCTTGGCCTTCTCGTCTTCCTGCCGCTTGTGCTCGGCAATCCGCGTCGTCACGGCGAGTTCGAAATCCTCGACCGGCTTCTGAATCAGCGTCTGCAGATCGCGGAACAGGAAAGCGTGCTCGGCGTGCGGCTTGTACCAATCCAGTTTGGCGCGCAGATCCTTGGCGGCGGCATCGGCAGCGATCTTGCCGTTGGCCAGAGCCGTGTCGAGCTTGTCATAGAGGCTGGCGATCGATTTCAATCCCTTGATCACGCCCACGAAGTCAGGAGCCTGGGCAACGATGCTCACCTCGCGCAGTTCGGCATTCAGCGCGGCGACATGGTCGACGTACTTCTGGCGGCGCTCCGCGACGGCGTTCTCTTTGATCTGCTTCTTGCGCTGCTCGACCAGCTTGTCGAGCGCCAGCCGCTTGTCTCGCAATTGCGCCTTGATGTGGTCGACGGTCCGCATCAGTTCGTCGATGCTTGCAGTCTGGGCGATGGCGGCGTTCTTCGCGAGTTCGAGACTATCCTCGGCCTCCTTGCAGAACTTGACGGTTGCATCAGCCTGCGCGAAGTCCTCGTCCGTCTTCAGTTCGGTCTTGATGTTCGCGATGAACGTCTCGGCGGCAGACCGGAAGGCTGGCAGGTTGCTCGTGATCACTTCCCCGCGGATCTGAACGGCCAGCGCCGGCAGCGCCATGATCGCATCGGCCTTCGGCTTCTCGGGGATATGGACGGGCACGTATTCGGCGAGATCCCGTTCGAACTGCGCCCATCCGGCAACGATGCGCTCTTGCCACGCCTGGTCGGGAAGCACCTCCATGTATTCCATGTTTTCGCGGGTACCGTCCGAGACCGTGAAGATCACCCGCTTGGCGTCATGCACCATAATGATCTGTTGGCACTGGGGCTGATACTCGTCCGGCAGTACCTTGGCGCGCACCGACGCCGCCAGAGCCTCGTTCCACTGCTTGTGTTCGAAGGCAGTCTCATCGTCGAGCGTCAGGCCGTCGCACGATGCGGACAGGAGTCCGAGCGAGCGCGTGACCGGGTACAGGTCCTGGCCGATGATTTCCTCGATGATCGGGCGCGCCAGCGCTTCGACCTCATGGCCGTAGTCGAGAATGTTCGTCTGCACCCAGTCGCTGAACTCTTGTGGGGTGCCCGTGTGCTTCATGTGAAGCAGTTCGTTGCGCTTGACCTTGGACGAAATACCCAGCATCGCCGCTGCTTCGCTGGCGCCGAACTTCGTCAGACGGAACTGAGCCCATTCGTCAGTTCCCTGCACCAGCCTGTGTGTAATGCGCTCAGTCATTTTCGTGGCTCCAACTATCGATGGTGTTCTTCTGAGCTTCCGTGAGCTTTTCCTTGCTCTCGATCATCGAGATGAGGTCGCCAGGCGTCTTCTTCTTATTCAGGATGAGACCGCGCCACTCGGGCGTCTTCTCCTTAAAGCGCTCGTCGCTGCATTCGGGGAGGGGCTTGGCCCCTTCCGGCTTCTTCTCCTCACCGTTGCCGCCGCCGGCCTGCTCGGCCTTGTTGTCCATGACGGACTTCCACGTCGCTTCGCCGTCCTTGATCGCGCCGTACAGGGCGAAGAGGTCCGCCATCTCTTTCGGCGAGCAAGCGTCAAGCGGATGGCCGAGGTAAGAGACAAGGTCGGCCGCTTTGACGCCGAGCGATCCAAATGCGTCGACCATCTTTTTGCGCGCGGCGTCGGGGTCGCGCGCTGCCTCGTCTTCACGGATTTTCTTGATGATGTCCTCGGCCTCGTCCTGTAGATCGCCGGGGATGATGCGCAGGCCAAGCGTTCGCATTGCCTTGGAAATCAGGGCGCCGCGCTTGTTCAGCAGGTCGTCGTCATTGGCGGGGACGGTATAGACCGGCTTCTTGTAGCTGTTCAACCGCATCGAGATGTACGTACCGTCATCCATAGGCTTCGAGCGCTCGACCGTCTTGGAGACGCGCACATCCAGCGGGTAGGTGACGTTCGATTCGAGGTCCGTGACCGAAACGCGGTGCACTTCCTTAGCCTCG